TTTGTGTATTTGTTATTTCGTGAAATGATGTTGCTGGATAAACATACGCTCCCGTATCACACACCTTTAAGTATCCCCCACTCGTGATACGCATTCTTTCTGTAAAGGTAACGGAAGCACCAGCTGTACCAGATGGGGCTCCAAGCCAAGTGTGCGTTCCGTCATATCCTTGTAATCTATATTGAGCAGCATATCCGTTTACTTTATATGTTGGGGCATAACTATCTCCCGCAATGTTACTTGATATGTATAGTTGAGGCACATTTGCTGATATCCTACTTGATATTTGCGAACCTTGCACTAATTCAATACCACTAACGGCGGACATAGCACTTGGAACTGTCCCTATCCCAACATTACCTGAAGAATCGATACGCATTCCAAGCTGCGGTGTTCCGTTATTGTAATAAAAATCTAAACCATTAAGATAAGAACCTCCATATCTATAAGACCTTATTGAAACAGGATATGTTTGATTACCGAGACCTATTGTGGCATTTGCATAAGTAGAGTTATTTCCATAGTCAGTAGTCGTGTAAACAGATAATTTATCTGAAGGACTCGAAGTGTTTATCCCAACATTACCTGAAGAATCGATACGCATATACTCTGAAGTATTGCTTGCATTGTTAAACTTATATGCTCCTGACTGAAAACTTGCACCAAAAAACGATTCTGAAGTAATCTCAAAACCTCCGCCTCCCGTTAAAGTTCCATCTGAAATTTTAATACTTCCGCCTGAATTGATACGCATTCTTTCTGTGTTGTTAGTCCAAAAGTGCATATCGTTTGTTGTAGCACCAATAAAGTTACCATTTATTGAATTTGCATCGTCTAACCTTAAATAAACTGTTGCAGTAGATGAATTTAAGTACAATAATGTATTTTCAGAGCTAACGATTTCAACGGGTGTTGTCGGACTCGCAATTCCAACACCCACTCTATTATTAGAAGCATCTACAATAAGAGTATCAGTATCAAAAGCTGCATTGCCTGATACCGCTAAAGTACCACCTACACTTGCTCCAGCAGTAGATAAACTTCCAGTTATTACAACGTTTGTGTTATCCGTGAACGTCACTTGTGACGCGTCGTATTTTGTTATTTCATTTACTATTAACTTACTCATCTTATATAATCGTTAAGTCTGCGTTTGTTGATACTGTTATTTGTCCTTCCAAGGTAGTAGGACCTATCAACATAGCGTTGTAGTCCTGTGGTATTGTATGTGTTTCCGTAAAGTTTTTAGGAGTTTGAAATATTATAGCCTCAATAACCCTAACTTTAGGTTCGTCCGTATTTTCCCAAACACCAGATGTATTGTTATAGTTTAAAACATCCCTTCCAGTTGGTGAAGTTATAGAAACATCGTGTAGTTCGCCTAGTTCATGGTATATCGTAGGTCTTACAAATAAAACACCTTCATTCTGATGACTTCTAATTACTGCTGCTAATTGTATTTTAGTATTAGGCGGTGTTGGCTGTACATTTGTTAAAGCCCCAGCTGTAGTACCTTCTGAATCAAACCACAGTATATCGCCAGCTGTATACATACTAGTGTCAATAGCATCAACCCTACCAAACTCAACTACATAACCATATTCATTGTTAGCAAAGTTTTGATTAGCTAGACCTAGTATATATTCGTGATTAGTGCTTAAAGCCGCTTGTGTTGCTTTAGCTATTAAGAAATGATCTCCTTGAGCTCCAGCAAACATAACAGCGTCACCTTTTGATATTGTACCAGTTGCTTTTCCGTAAAATAAAACTTTTTGCGCTTGGTTATCTGATGTAACGCTTGCTAAGGTAATAACCTCTATAAGCACTCCATTAGCTGGCGCAGCATCAAATATCAACGATGCCCCATTAACAGAATAGGTGCCCTTAAACTGGTAAACACCGTTTAAAAACACCATAGTTTTTACCTCATTGTCAATGCTATTGGCTAATGTGAAAGTAGTCGATGAACCGTTACCGGTAAAATTGTCTTGATATAATGTGGTGGTCCCAATACTTATGCCAGTGATAGACATAACTTCTATACTATAACCACTAGCTGGTGCTGTACTGAAAGTTAGTAAGTTATCTACTACAGTGTACGTGTCTTTTTCTTGATAAACACCGTTTAAAAATACCTGAGACTGATCTTCAGTTGTTAAAGATCTTTGTAGATAAAACTGTGTTTCTACACCATCCCCTATAAAGTTATCTCTATATATTACAGACGCAGAATTAGCTCCACCACTTGCAACATCCCCAAAAGATAGATTTCCGGCACCATCTGTAATGATAGCTTGGCCATTAGCACCATCTGACGCAGGGAAAGTATATGCGTCGTTTATCTTTATATTACTAAGAAAACGATTTGCCATTTATTTTATTATAATGTTATTAAGAAATCTTCTGAACCAACACTCTGTAAGCATTAGCAGAAGGAGCAGCAGCGAAAGTAATAGTTACATTGTTTGTATCTGTTCTAACTACGTCAGCGTAAACTGTATCGTATGTAGCATTGTCAAACAACTGTACTATCACGTCCCTAGTTCCAAGTCCGTGTGTAACAGCTATAGATGTATCTGAACCATTACCTACAGAAGCTGCAAATGAACTGTTATTTATTTGAGTAACTACATAATCTTCTGTAGCTATGTTTTGATACGTGTTGTTTGCTGGATCTATTTCGATCTGCCATTTGTCGGTTGTTTCGTTCCAACGTAATTCAGCGTTAGCATCATCACCTCTTTCTACTTCAATACCAGCGTTCTCTGTAGCAGATCCAGTAGCATTACTGTTAAGCGTGATAATATTATCAGCAAGCAATATAGTTTCAGTATTAACCGTAGTAGTTGTACCACTCACTGTTAAATCACCGTTGATAACAATATTGTTACTAAATGTTTTATTCCCACCTATTGTTTGATCTCCAGATGTTCTTACGACTGTTGAATCAACATCTATAGTAACAGCATTTGTTCCAACAGCGGTAGTTATACCGTCACCACCTGTGAAAGTTAGTGTGTCTGAACCTAAAGCTATACCATCCGTGCCAGTGTCGCCAGCTATAGAAAGTGTAGTACTTATTGATTGAGTCGATGCAGATGTAATACGACCATCAGCGTCTATTGTTATAACTGGTATTGCTGTAGATGAACCATATGTATCTGCTGTAACTCCAGTGGCTGCTAATTCGTCAGAACCAATAGCACCAGTTGATATTGTTAAAATACCACTGATAAAAGAAAACTGAGTAGGCTCAGCATTTACACTTATTGCGTCCGCAGCTACAGTAATACCGTTGCCTTGACCAATGTTTAGTGTAACGTCACCAGCTACAGCACTTCCAGTTAAACCAGCGCCTGCAGTAACAGACTGAATATCACCATCTATTGGTTCCCATTGAGTACCATCGTATATATACAGTTTGTTTTCTGACGCAGCTGTAGAGAAATATATTTGACCAAGAGATGGACCAGATGGTGGTGTTCCAGCATTCTGTATGACCGCGTTCTGCAGTTCATTTTTAGAAAGGTCAATACTGGTTAAAAACTTTTGTGCCATAGTTTAGTTAGTTTAAGTACGCATTACCGGAGAATCCTCCACTAAATGTCAACGTTAGTGTGTTTTTGTTGTTATATGTTATTTCACCTATAACAATAGATCCCGCAGAATCTTGTACTGTTACAGATGGGTATTTATTTAAATTGTGGTTTATAACCCATTCAGCACTTGGTAATGACTGTGTGTATATAAACTCTTTGTCTGTTATTGTGTTAGGAGATATTAGGGTACCATAGTATGTATCATTAGACAATGAACCATTACCGTCAACAAACAATAGACCTAGATCAAAAAATTCTACCTCACCAGTTCTAACCGTTACTGTTTCTAATATATACTCTCCGAAGTTGTTTGGGTTTAATAAATCAAATATAAATATTGATTTACCCTCTAAATATTGCAGTAGGTCGGATATAACTATTTGACCAGTGTTGTACTTACTGGCTACAATTGTTGTTATATCAGAAAAGTTT